GCCCGCCGTGACAACGCCGGATGCGGAAATCGCTGCGGCGGTAATCGTGCCGGTAAAGGTCGGGCTCGCGCTCGCGACCAGGTTTCCGGAACCTGTTACGCCGGTAATGCCGTCCAGGTAATTTAATTCGGTGTGCGTCGCGGAAACGGCGCCAGTAACGCCAGGGAAACTATTTAGCAGCGTCGATTTAATGAGCCGCAAATGGTCGTCGCCTTGCGACTTTGGATCGGACGCGCCAACGGGGTTACTGGCGTTTAGCCCGCTGATATACGTTGCACTTTCTAGCGGCATGTTAGTAACCCCGCCCGATTCGGAAATGTCCGTAATTGTGTCCAGGCGTCAAGCCGGTTCCGCCCAGGTAGCGCCCCGCTTGCTCGTTGAGCGTGTCAACCGCGCCGTTCCAAGTGTCGAGCGCCAAGCGCGCTAGCTCTAGGTCCTGGGTCCAGGAATACAGCGCAAACAGCGCCGCATGCAGATAAACCGATTCATGCAAATCGAGTAGCCGGTTAGTGTCCGCGTCGGCACTAAGCGCGGTCGGGCGCGCGTAGTATTCAAGGTCAACTTCCGACGCTTCTTCCGGATTGGCGCGAAACTCGACTTGATAGTTGCTCGCGGTCGAGCGCATGTAATAGACCGCGACGGGTCCGGACTCGCGCGTTGCAATCAACGTGTCGCGCGACACTTTCCGCAAGCTGACATCCTCAACGCCTAAATTTCTTTCTTCCAAGAAATCGGACGGCAGGTTGTAAATCGCGGATAGCGTATCGCTGCGGTCTACATCCGACAGCGCATAGACTTTCAACATTTCGATTGCACGCAAGCGCCGCGCAATCATCGCTTCCGCGCGATCCACAAACGACGGCACGCGCGCGGTTAGATCCTCGCGGTGCGATTCGTCAAGAATCATCGCGCGCAATTCTGCATAGGTCATCGCTACTTGCTCCGATACGGAAGCGACGCGGGGTCGCGCGCAAATTTCTTCCAAGCGCGCGTTTTTATTTCCGCATCTTGCGACGCCAGGTCCGGAAAGCGTGCGAGCAAGACGTAATAATCTAGCTCCGGAATCGTCAACAGGACGGCGCCGAAATCGAGCGCGCGGGGCTGCGGATGCCGACCGCTGCGCATATCCGACAAGCGATGCAAAAGTCCGGACCGCCGAGCGTTGCCGCTCGACGGTCCGGACGGAAAGCCGAATCGTTTGTAATCCGATTCGGTCACGGGATTTACGCCGTTACGGCTGCGGTCGGGTCGATGTCTCGCACAACGCCGTGCGCCGCTTCAACGTAAACCTTGACGGTCCAATCGACCGACACTTGCTTGCGTTCCGAAAGGCCGAGCTTGGCGAGCGGATGCGCGACGTAGTTTTTCAGGTACGCGAGCGCAACGCGCGCCGTGTCGATCAACAGGACATCGGCAGCGGTCGCAGTGTTGTAAAGCTGTTGCAGGCGGTTCGGGACCAGTTCGAGCGACGTTCCAAGATCGGTAACGAGAACCTGGACGTAACCTTGCGCCGTCTGACTAACCGCCTTGCCGTCGCCGCGAACGTTCGCGGTCGGCTGCGCGATCGCCGCCGTTGTCGGATTCGCCAGGATGTAAGTAACCAGCTTGGAAATGACGGCAGGCGTTGACATCAAAATCGTTGCGTCGCCGTTGTTGTTGTAAATGCTCTGAATAACGCTTTTCAGCGTCGCCAGCGACAGCGCGCGGACGGTGCCGTTGGTCGGAGTCGCAACAACTTTGGTCGTTGTATTGAATCCGGTTGCGCTGCCGCCTGCGCCGCTGTCATCGTTTGATGTCAGCCAGGCGGAGAATCCGCCCGCCTTGCCAGCGGTCGCGTTGTTGTCATCGGCAACGCTCGCCTGGTTGCCAATCGCGATGGCTTCCACGTCGCGGCGCAACTCTTGCTGGCGCATCATCAATTGATAAGCCAGTTCATCGCGGCGCCCGATGTTGTCCGTTGACTGTGCGCGCTCCGTCACCGCCAGGACCTTGACGGAGTTTTGGCAATGATTGCCGACGCGGACTCCGCCCGATGCATCGTTGCCGCTCGCGTCCGCGCCAGAAACAACGGCGTTGGTGATGTCGGGGTCCGCCAGTTCATCCGTTGTCCATTCGGTGTAACTGTTGGTCGCGGTGTCGGTGCCGACGCGATCCGTAAACGGCAGCGGAATTCGGGAAATGTCCCAAATTTTCTGCATGACATCCTCATTGACGAGTCCGCCCGCAGCAAGCTGTTTCAGATCGTAGGTATCCCAATAGTCAGCCGGTGCAGCCATGTTGTTTCAACCTCGCAAAAGTTTGGAAATGGCGTCAACCTGTTTTTCAAGGCTTCGCGCACTTTCGCGACTGGCTCTAACCGGCTCCGGTGCGGAAGCGTTGGCTTTGGCTCGACCAGGCTGCGCGGTTCTAACCGGCTTGACCTTGTCTAGAGCATCCTGCAAACGCTTCATGCGCAACCAATTGTCGCGCATGTAGGCGAGCATACGACTGTCGGTGATGCCGTGCAACGCGGACGCCGGAAAGCCGTAGTCCGCCAAGTGTTCAACGATGCCGGTTAGCTCGACGGTTCTAACGTTGTCGTCCGACCAGGTCGGAATGCGCTCCAACGTCTTGCGCCGCTCACTGGCAACGTGCGCGTCGATTTTCTGGCGCGCGATGTTCAAAACGTCCTGGTTCAACTTGTCGCGCGGAATCGCGGCCATTAGCTCCGCCAACTCCGCCCGCTCGCGCGCGATGCTGGCTTGCTCGCGTCCGCGCGTTTCTTCCCAGGCCAGGCGATCTAGTTGATGGTCGTCCTGTGCGGCGAAGTAGTCCTTTAGCTCGCCAAGCTTTTTGGCGCTCTTGTCCTTGCCGTCACCGCGCAAGGGTATTTCCAGGTCATAGAGCGCGGCAGGATCGACGCCAAGCGACTTGGCAACGTCGTCCAGCGACTTTGGCGCCTTGGGCTTGCCTGGCTCGCCTGGCTTGGTGGGCGCCTCTCCTGGCGGTTCTGCGGGGCTCTCATCGTCGCCGCGAATCAAGCGCCCGATTTCATCGAGCATCGCCCGCGAGGATGCAGGCGAGCTAGGCGGATCGGACGGCGCCGCGCCTGGCGCGTCCGGTTCAATGCTCGACGGTTGAACCTGGCGAGTTGGCGCCGCTGGCTTTGATGATCTTTGCGAGTTGGTCAACGACATAGTCGCGGAATTCCTCTATGGCTTGTAAACGGATCTTGCAGTGAACAAGCGAATCAATGTCCGCAACGGACACCGCTTCGAAACGCGCGAAGCAATCCAGGCGCCAGGTTTCGATTAGCTCGCGGAGTAACGCGCTACTGGCTAGGTTTGCTGCGTCGCGGTGTCTGTCCGTTGGTAGTCTTGCCGTTTGGTTTTGCTGGCTCATCTTTGGGCGCCTGCCGTGATTTGATTAACTCAACCGTCGCGCTGCCTGCAATCTTGGCTTCTTCGATTTCCGCGCGCAGCGTTTCGGACCAATACTTGAATTGCGTTTCAACGTCGGTGCGATACTTATCCATACCCGTTCGCAATTGCTCTAGCTGGACCGCTTGACGCAAGAAAGCGTTTTGCGCCTGTTTGTCTGCCTGTTGCTGTTGCATCTTTTGTTTCCGCGCTTTTTTCGAGCGATCCGACATCGGGTCGATAAAGTATTGCTCCGGGTTTGGAATGTCCTGCGCTCGCGCCCAATCGAGCGCCAGGCGGTAGAACCGTTCCAGGTCAACGATAATTTCGTCGAGCCCTTGCTTTGCCATGCTTTCTTGAAACGTGCCGAGCCTTTCGAGCGCGACCGCGCGTCGCTGCCGCTCGCCTGGCGACATGCCGACCTTGACCGTGATTCCTTCGCGACGCGGCCAGCCGGACGGAACCGCCGTTATCCAACGTCCGGACTGTTTTATCTGCAACGGCTCGTCATAGTTTTCGCGAAGCGTTGCATGCGCGAGCAAGAATGTTTCGCGGATCAACGTGCAAGCTATCGTGCGCGTCATCAACGCGGCTAGCTGTTCCATTACGGAGTAAGCGCGGTCGAGCCCTTGACTGCCTAAGCGGTCGTTAAGCTGCATGCTGCCGGTTGCCAGGTCGAGCGCCGCGCCGCCTAGCTCGCTGCGCACCGCGCGTTGATGCTCTAGATTCTGCAAGATGCCTGCCGACATATCCGGAATAGC